TGGCATAATAGCTTCCTCACCATTTAGATTTATTTGCCCAATAAGCCGCAGACATTTTGCCTTTGGCTATGTTTTTTGCATGACGCGCCTTAAAAGATTTACGTCTTGCTTTCTCTTTAGGAGTGCTGGGATTTTTACCTGCACCACTAACACCTTGCTGTCCATAGCGTATTGTCTTAACCTTGTCACCTTCCTTGGCTACAACTACGTGAGACTTAGTAGGGTGGCTAGGCGTTCTCTTCGGTTTGTTGAACCCGCTTACCCCTGCTCTTGCTAGGCGTGGATCTTTTTCCTTGCTCATTTAGGCTCTCCTCCAAACGGGCTACCTTCTCTTCTAGGTTCGACAGGCGGTTGAACTGGCCTTTGAACGCTTCGTTGACTTGGCTGATTAGGTTCTTGAAGTCTTGCTGGGTCATTAACATTTATCTTAGCCTCTACTTCTTTGTCTTTAGTGATTGCTTGTGCGACTTTTAGGCGGCGCTCAAACTCTTTGTCGTCTTGATCTCCCGCTTGAAGATTGCGTGTAATGGCCTCAATGCGTTTGATCTCAACCTCTTGTGGCTCAAGCTGCGCTTCGACAGAGTACTTCTGTGCTCGTGCCTGCGACTCTTGTGCCTGTGCTGACAGTGCTGCTGTCTGCGATTGCTGTAACGCAAGCTGTGCCTGTTGTGCTTGCTGCGCCGCCTGTTGTGCTTCTGGGTTGGGCTGACTAGCTTGCTGCATAGCTCCGATAAGTTCTTCGCGGTTAGACAGGTTCATATTGTCAATAATGCTTTGAATGAGGACTGGATAGATTGGGCTATCCTGCTTCATCGTCTGTAAGAGTTGTACAAGCTGTGTGACTTCGTACTCACGAGCAATGATGCCCAGCGTAGAGGTTGCGTTAAACTTGTAGTCCTTTACAGGATAGTTCTCTGGGTCGAACTGCATGTAACGGTACGCAGCTTTCTTAACAAACGGAATCAGGAATGATTGCTGGAAGTTTATCAGGGTGCGTTTATGGCGTTTAATGATAGCACCGAGAGACATAGAAATGCCAGCGGCAGTAGCTTCACCATTAACGTTGCCAGCGAGTCCCGCTGAATCAACTGCTCCAGTAGCTTGTTGTACCATTTGCTGAAGAGAGGCTGCTTGGGCGAACGTGATCTGGCCCACTTGACCAAAGTTGAACGGCTGTAAGACTTCACGAGGATCTCCATTAGTCAGGATTGTTTTGCCGGGACGTATTTCTGGCTTTGCCCCGCGTGGAAACTTAGTAGCATCAATGGCAAGCATTGGATGAATGGTGAGGCTCAAAGCGTCAATACGCGCACGTAGCTCAGTATCCAAGGCTTTCTGGCTGTTGTAACCCTTCTCACACACGCCACGACCCCAGAACATAGAAGGCACTACATCCCACGGAAACGCAACTACAGGTCTGTCTTGCATCATGTAGGGGTTTGCTTCAGCCTTAAGAAGGACGCCGCCGTTAGCGACAACAACAACTGCCTCTACATAACCTGCGTCACCTTCGATTTTCTCGTCAGTGGCTTCTTCTAGCATGTGCTTAGGAACAAGACCATAGTACTTTGTCAGACGAACTTTGTCGTCACTGTAGACTGTAATGTCTTGGTCAGGCTCAAGGTTTGTGTCAGGAGCCGCTGTGCCTACGTAGGTGTCCCTGTACACGCCGCTTTCTTGAAGCTGCTCTACGTGGTGGCTTCCAACAAACTCGTCTACAGCGACGCCCATAGCGTCCTCAATGGACGTTGCTACAGGATCAATCAGGAAGTTCTGCGGCATGACAGGCTTGAGCTTAACAACTACACGATCTGTAATGTTAACACCCACTGCCTGAAGCTGCCCATCCATGATCGGCTGGGTAGCTGGAGCCATTTCTTTGATTTCTTCAATAACAATCTCGCCAACACCTGTACCGAATACAGCCGCGTTGATAAGACACTCTGCGACAGCCTTACGAACTTTGGTGTTCTCAAAGTCTTCAGTAAGTTTGTTACGCAGATAAAGAACGTCCTGAGATTCTTTGTCGTTAAAGTCGTCTGCAATGTCAAACCACTTACCGCGACCAAACGTAGCCTCTTCCATCTCAGCAACGTTAGACTCTACCGCTTGCTGCAAGGCAGGACTGATTATGCGTGAGCGTTCTGACTTGCGCTCAGTGTCTGCTGGATCCCAGATGCCACGCCACAGTCTGTAATACTCGTCAAACTTTTCTTCGTAGTTAGACTGATAGTTGTCGCGCCAGTCTTCGCACTTGTTCATTACCCAATCTTCCAAGGACTCTTGAACGAGTAAAGGATCAGGGCTGTATATGTTGTCTTCCATAATTAGTATCCTGCTACAATATCTAAGATTTCAAGTTCATCTTCTATGAAGTCGTGTATCCCATACGGGACAGTCGCTAATTGATCTATGTAAGCTAAAGAGTCCACTAAGTCATCGTGTGTCAGTGGATCTGGAAACTGGAAGAGTTGATCTAGGAATCTAGCGTTCCACTCCCCCTTGTTCAAGCTTATTACACCGTTCTCAAAGCGCCCTTGCAACGCCCACATAATACGGTCTGTCTTCTTCTTATTACCGTGAGTTAACTCTTCTACCCTAAAATACTTCCCGTGCTTCCTTTGAAGATCCATAAGAGGCGACATCACTGCTTGTTTTGCAATACCGCGCTCAATGCCTACAGATACTGGCTGGTAATCTCTTACGGCTTGGAATATTTTCATTGCCGTTTCGTCTAACGTCCAACGTCCGTAGATAATGTTCTCTATGAACCAGTCACCGTTGTCGCCTACCTTAACTACGGAGATTGCAGTTTCGTCTAGCTTAGAACTCTTCGTGCGTTTCTTACCAACTTCTTCAAAACCAGCCAAGTCAATGGCTATGTAGTAGTCTCCTGCTTCGGGGGCCTCTCCGTACTGTACCCACTCTTCTTTAAACATCTCTGAGCCAACCGCCTCAAAGGACGCCATGAACTCCTGACGAAAGGCGTAAGAAGACATTGACTTTTTGGCGACATTAATTTCAGCAGGGTCGAGTAAGTTGTTATCGTAGCTTGTGAAGTGCCATGCTGAGTACGTTTCGTCATCGCCTAGCTCCGCATACTTGTACAATTCGTAGAAGTGGTTACGGCCCATCGGAGTTCCTATGAACATTGCCGAACCCTTCTGGTCGGCCAGCGCAGGACGTAGGACTTGCTCCCAAACGTCAGGCTTCATATCTGCGTATTCGTCCATGACAAGGAACTTAAGAGATACACCACGCATAGTTTCTGGACGGTCAGCACCCTTAAGCGTAATGGTTGCGCCATTGACCAGTTTTAGCTGTAAGTTGTTGATATGAGAGCCTACAATAACATCGTGGCCTAGCTCAAGGAGTGTTTGCCACATAATGTCACGGGCTTGTCCCTGTGTGGGAGCAACGTAGAATACATGACCGCGTTCAGCCTGCAATGCATTAATGATTAACATCCACGCAGCCAGCCGGGACTTGCCTGTACGACGCCCAGCAGCAACCACCTTAAAACGTGTAGGGTCATTAAAGACTTTTGTCTGCCAATCTAGCAGTTCTACATTAACGTCAGTCATGCGCCGTTGAAGTTCACAAAAGTTGCTGGGGCTTCTAGCAGATCAAAGGTGACTACGACTTCCATGTTTCCTGAACTGCCTGCTGCTGCCTTGATGACATCTCCGGGCTGTAACACAAACACAGCATTGCCGTCAATAAGCAGATACTCTTTGGATTGTACGTTAGTTCCGTTTAGTATGTAAACGTCAGGGTCTGGTGTCTTGTCTATGAACAGTGTAACGTCATTGGTTGAGTTGTCTAAGTTAGAAATAAACGCCATCGTCCAGTGGGCAACGTAGCCGTTGGGTATGGTCACAATAGTTTGCGTAGAAGTGTCTGTTAAGTTTACATTCTTCGTGTATAACATATCAGTATGTCCACATAACAGGCGTAGAGTCGCGCAAGTCTACGTGTATAAACGTATCAGCTACGCCGATGCCGCTAAATCCAAGTGCCATTGCGTGTCTGACTAGGGTGTGCTTCTGAGATCCTGAAGATACCTTAATGTCAGCAGCAATGCCCTGCGAATGCGTACCCGGAGTTGCTTTAGCGGCCTCTATTGAGTGCTGTGGGCTGCGGTATCCGCTGGTGATAACAAACGGAAAGCCACATAAGTCTCTGAGGTCGTCTAAGATGTTCAAAAACTCTGGCAGCATTTCGTTTTCTCCTGTCTCTTGACAGTTAAACTCTTCGATCTTAAAGTATTTCACCGGAATCTCCGTCAATAACGTCACCTGATGAAACTTCTGTAGCGCCAACGCCTGTAATGTTAATCTGTATGGCGCTTCTTCCGCTTTCTTTAATGATTTCTTTTTCAAATAGCGCAGTTGGTGCAACCCTGTCCATCACCAGCTTCCACGCCGCTGCTTGATTCTTGTGATCATCGTCTAAAGCCGCAGAAAATATAGCATCTAAAACCTTTCTGGACTTTGGTGAGGCTAACATCCTAGCCTTATACTCATTCATGATGCCAGCGTCGCCCTTCGGACGCCCAACACCCCGCCTGTTTCCTTTCTTAACAGCCTCTACTTCTGCCTTTTTGGGACGACCACGACCACTACCGGGGTTTTCTGACACTATAACATCCTCGTATAAGAACTATATAGAAACTTTGCCGTTCCATGACTGCATATTAGCCCATGACTGCATATAGGCATTAAAGTTATATTTATATATGTTTATCCTTAATGCTTTTATGTGGTCAAGTTCCTATATGTTGTCAAGCATTAGCGGCGCGATCAAGTTTCTCTTTAGTTAATCACTTATCTATACAGTATATTATAGCATACTTTTCAGTGTTTGTCAAGTCTTTTCTTTAATAATGTTAATACTACACAGATCTGTATTGTCCCTTACAGGCGCACTCCAGATTCTGTTTAGACCCTTACGTTGTCTTGCTTTCTGCGTTGCATTATGCAATTCAATTTAGCTCTTTTTTGTATCTGAGCAGGTACTATAAACCAACACAACTACAAAACCCCTGCCCCCGGTCTTGAATGCTAATGAGAATCATTATCAAATGCGAATGAGAATACTAATGAGAATCATTATCACTACTACTACGCTTTGCAGATACTAATGAGAATCAATGCAGCAGAGTGTGAGAATCTATGTAGTACCCTATAGACTCTAAACTGTATCGCCATTGTTCCACGTAGAACATACTGTATATCTAACCAGTACTGTATAAACTACTGTATAGACTCAGCCCTAACAGGTTTACATGTCACTTGACAGGTAATCATTGTGGCGCTCTGGTGCTCGATACAAGCGCGATAAATAAAGCCACATAGTGCTATCTGTTTTTGTAGTGTTCAGTGTGGTGCGATACAGGACGCCTCAGCAATATAGCACTAAAAGTTATATGCTTATTCTATACCATAAAGTTATTAAAACTGACTGCGCTTATAACCTTGTAGTGTTACCGTGTTACCGTAGTGTTACCTGATAGTGTTACCCAAGGTTACAAAGTAACACTTTATTGACTGTACAAATATACAGTATTGGCGTGTAAGTTATTGATTTATAAAGACTTTATATATCTGGCATGGCACATGCAGTTATCACGGTGTCATTTATGCGCGAGTATGTGACGGGCATTAGCCGCCGCCGTAAATCGTCCAAAGGACGTTGGTGCATTGAAAGCGCATGCGGGGAAGCAAGCACCCCATAATTGACGCGGAGCAATCCCGCCATTAAGCCAGATATACGCGCAGTGTACTCTCACGCGCAGTAAGGAAGCGACAAACAGAATTGCTTAGATATTGTAAGTGCTGCAAGTTCAGCCCTATATTGAAACCATTAGCGCCGCGCACATTGTCGCGGATTGCTTTGGTGCGTACCTGTCACGTATGTTAGGCGTATGCCGTGACTCCGCAGGTAATAGGCAAAGCCGCGAGGCTATAGCCAAAAAGAAAAAGTGTATAGATTCCAACCCGTCTTATATGGCGGGTTTTTATGTATACATTTCGTATACTGTTTATAAATTCTTATAACCTATCAAAAAGTGAGAAAATATTATGAGTAATATTCAATTGACCGATGCGCAAATCTCAGCCAATGTTGACTGTTTACGTGGTATTAAAAAGGCTCAGATAAACATTGCGGCCATGTTATTAAACGATTATGCACTGTACTTTCACGGTAACGCGGACGCTGAAAAAGCGATTGTGGCGTATTGGAACGCTTGCGTTGACGCTGGACTAAAAGCAAAAGTGACAGCGCAGTTATCAACGGCTAGTAAAAAGCACCACAAAAACGTCGGAGTATCCACTGGCGGCGTAAAAGTAGTGGATAATAAAATTGTTGAGGCGCCAACCCGCGCACCAAAAGAGGCTAAAAATCCACTGTTAGATAAGGCAAAAGAGCTATCACCAAAGCTAACCGCCGAACAACAAAAAATACTCGCTGAGTTATTGTCGCAGGCCGCCAATGATATGGTTGCAAAATCTTAAAGTTATAATTCTTATAAGGGGAAAGTGTATGTGCAATTCAAAAACGGAACGTTTACAAGAAGAATTGTCAGATCATGGCGTTTTCGCAATGTGGCCAACGTTTTACGAGCGTGAACACGACGGCTTCACAGACGGCGGCGGGTTTATTATTGAAATGTCAGCGGTGGACGCTGAAGGTCGCAGCAAAAAGGAATGCAAAGAAATAATTGAAGAAGTCTGTTATGATTTGTTCTATAGGGAAAGCTGCGGGTGCTCCCACGATTGCTGCGGCTGCGGGTTTACGTCAAGCTGGCGCGTCATTGTAGTGGAAGGCGTGAACGTGTACGGCGATGCACACTTGAAAGGAAAGCCAGCGTATGAGGTAGTGGTGCGCTTCGGTTATGGTTTAAACTACTAACAGTTATAATTCTTATAAGGGGAAAATGTATGGACGATTTAGTTTTGTACGGCGAAAACGGCGAAGAAATAACGCTGCCAACGCGCTGGGTAGTTTGTGATCGCTGCGACGGCGAAGGCAAACACACAAACCCCAGCATTGACGGGAACGGCATTACCGCCAGTGAGATGGCTGAAATGTGCTATGAGGATGAGGATTTTGCCGAGCACTATTTCAGCGGCGTGTATGATGTGACATGTCACGAATGCGACGGTAAGCGCGTGACCAAGGCGGTAAACTTTGGAGCTATGTCCGAAGCTGACGTTGCAGAATACAAGCTTCAGCAGGAGCAACGCCGAGAGGCTGAACTTGAAAGTTATTACGAGCGCAGAGCAGGCGCGTAACCGTAACAGTTATAATTTCTTATAAGGAGAATGAAATGCAAGACGAATTGATTTGGTGTTTGGTTTGGGTTAGTATTCTTTTAACGATGTTCCCTTGGAGGGTAGGCAAATGAGAAATGTAATAGAAAAAGCACTGGCGAATAAGTACGGCAGCGAGTTAACCAAGTTTGAAGTGCAGCATGGTTATCACAGTCAAGCGCCGGACGATTGTAGTTTTCGCATGGTCTGGTACGTAGACTCAAACGGTCTGGTCGGTAGGCAGTGGCTTGAAACTATAGAGCAATGGGCTGCTGGTAACACAAACTTTCATTTTGAACACGGCTTTGGAGGGTAGAAATGGACAGCGAAGACAAAATTATAATGACATCTCGTGAGTTTTATATGCGGCATGTGATGGATTTCAACTTTGAGTTAGACGAAGCGCAGCTATTAGCAGAAGGGCTGAAGCGCGGTTTCATTGTCAATGTAGGCGAAGACGCTTACGAATATGTGGAGAACGAAGCATGAAATTATTAGCAGAGCAAAGCAGCAACGCAAAGCTACGCAAAAACGCAAAGTATTCGGACAGGATCCGCAGCTACATTATGTATATGAAACCCGATAGATCCGTGTGTCCCATGTCCGAACTAGCAGGCTGCGAGGTAGCCTGTCTAAACACGGCGGGACGCGGCGCAATGAATAGTGTACAAGCTGCGCGGCAACGCAAGCTGGACTACTGGCTAGAATCTCCCGATGATTTCCTAGCACAGCTACGCGCCGAACTCACAAAGATAAACGTAACATGTTATAAAAAAGGTAAGTCACCTGCGGTGCGCCTCAACGGTACGTCAGATATTGCATGGGAAAACACTGGCATCATCACAGACTTTCCTGACATACAGTTTTACGATTATACAAAGCTACCCAACCGCAAAGTGCCCGACAATTATCACTTAACGGTAAGCTATAGCGGAGCCAATGCGAAGTACGCGCAGAAAGTCAAGGACTCGCGTCACAATATTGCGGTAGTCTTTCGTAAAGAATTACCCATATCATACCTTGACAGGGAGGTAATCAGCGGCGACGATCACGACATGCGCTTCTATGACAAGCGCGGTGTAGTTGTAGGCTTGACTGCGAAGGGCGCAGCAAAGAAAGACCAATCAGGTTTTGTCATTGACATTTAGGAGAAGCAACATGGTTATAACTTATTATACTCACGAACAATTCTACGCAGGCATCAATGAACTGGTACACTTCGGGCTAGGCTTTGAGGCAGACCACGACGAGCTAACCATTCACCTGACGGGAGCATTCTAATGAATGAAGATTACTTAAGTTTGTACGAAGATTTCAAAAGCGCAGGCGACAAAAACTTCTGCACGTCAATGGCGTACTGCCTAGTCACCGGAGCTAACATGCACATTGCCAATACTAGACTGCGCCGCAAGCGTGGACGTGGTGTGTCAGGACTGATACTCAACGAAGCAATACAGGACGCTGGCTATCACATGCTAGAAGTCAAGGTGAAAGGGTACGTAGAAAACCTACCGCAGAAGGGCTTGACAAGCGGCACATACTTGGTGTACAGTTCGCGCCATGTTAGTGTAATCAAGGACGGCGTAGTGCTTGACTGGACAGCACTCAAGGAAGCACGATCAAAACGTACCGTAGTTTGTTATCAACTTTTAAAAACTGGAGAGTCACTATGAATATAGAACTTACTGAGGAAGAGTGCCGCCTGCTGAGGGACAGTGTTTGCTCGAATATGTCGGGGCATCTTGACGCTGCTGCTGACTGCTTAAAAGGGCATGATCCGATGTTCCGTAACGAAGACGCGCAACATTACCTAATGGATCTGGCGCTTGAGATTGCGTTAGTGTTACGCTTGGGCGGAAGCGTAAAGGAAATAAAGCACAACGTTGATTGTTTCACAGGAATGAAAGAATGGGGAGAGCCGTTATGAACAGAACAGCAGAAAGAATCAAAAAAGACATAGCCTATTTCAGGAAGGAGGCAGCGTACAGCATGAGACAATCAAGAAGGTGGCGCTCAACGCCAGAGCTAAAGCACTACTATCACGGACGTTACCAAGCACTGAAGCATGCGTCCGAGTACGTAGGTGTCACACTTGGAGTAGCAGAACGTGAGGAGATTGCATAATGGAATACTTAGCTACTGTTTGGAATGCAGGGTCTAAGATCGAGGCGCATGTGGACGTACGCAGCTATCAGGGCGAAGTCGAGGCAGACTTTTGCAGCAACCTTGTCTACGTAGACGATGAAGTCGTGACGCTTGATGAAGTTAATGAGACACTGCTGGAACTATTGCTAGACGACGCCCACGATCAATGGGCAATGGCGGAGGATGAGTCATGACCGATGATATGTTAGCCGCTGTGACTACAGCAGTGAGCCTTAAACGTGGCGCGTACACATGGGCGGAGGCTCTGACGTACGCTGTCAATACACATAACCTTGACGAGTATCAGGCCGAGGACTTAGAATCCATAGCACGTAACCAATACCGTAGACTAGAGGAGCAAACGAAATGAAACTAAAAGGAGTTAAGGTAGCTTATGGTGTACAGTGGCGCCACGCTCTTGATACTAGCGAGCACCGATGGATCACACCAAGTGAACGCTATGAAAATATGTCGGATGCTATAGCAGCACTGGAGTTACATAGGGCTGAGTATCCGCATCTACTAACGCGTGTGGTTAAACTTGAAACCACCACAACAACGCGACCAATTAAACTTGAGGAGCAAACGAAATGAACCAGTTAGAAACGTATCACAAACTGCGGGACGCGCAGCGCAAGATCAAACACTTGCGTGACCTCAACACCATGAGCAGCAACGATGACCCTGTATCCTACGGCGTAGCCTTAGCGTATGACAACGCGTATAACATGGTTGACAAGATAGCTAACGAACTGTACCGCGCAGGTATAGAACAGGAGAACGCAGATGACTAACCCAGAACTGTTTAACCTACTGCTAGGCTGTGGTATTGGCTACATCATTGGGCTGTTAGTCGCAGTGTGGAGCAACGACGCTTGACACCAAGCAAAATACATGCTACAATATTACTATAGAGTAAACTTTAAAGATAAACATTATCATATAACTTATTATAGTTTTAACTTTAAAGACTCTTTAAAGAGGATCTTATGACAACTGCAAAGACACATCAAAGTTGCCCCGACTGTGGGCATCACAAATGCTTGACCGTTAACGAGGACGGATCATCGTATTGTTTCTCATGCGGTAAGCGCAGCAAGTCTGAAGCTAGCTGGCAGGGTGTATCATACGAGCACCGCCCCGAAACCAAGAAGCAATTCAACGCCAAGCTACTGACAGGTAAGTACAGTGCAATCATTGACAGACGTATACAAAAGGAGACAGCAGAAAAGTACAGTGCTATTGTCGATGGTGATCGTGTGTTGTTTGGTTACTTCGATGAAGGCAACGAACCCGTGGCAGCTAAGGTACGCTACCCTGATAAACGTTTCGTCACGGAGGGTGACTGGACAAAAGGGAGGCTGTTCGGGCAGCAACTGTTCAGTGCAGGTGGACGTTACATCACCATAACTGAGGGCGAGTACGATTGCATGGCTGCATACCAGATGTTCGGCAGCAAGTACCCTGTTGTTAGTGTACGCAACGGCGCACAAGCTGCCATTAAAGATTGCCGTAATCAGTTTGAATACCTCAACAGCTTTGAGAATGTTGTCATCTGTTTTGACAGCGACGAGCCGGGACAGAACGCAGCTAAGGACGTCGCAGAACTGTTCGGTAACAAGGCTAAGATAATGAATATGTCTGACGGTAAAGATGCTAACGAGTATCTGCTCAACGCCAAGGCTGATGTGTTTGTTAAGCAGTGGTGGGAGGCTGAGGTGTTCACGCCTGACGGTATCGTGCGGCCTAGCGAACTGCTTGCTGCTGTCAAAGTACCACTACGCAGGGGCCTTACTTCCTATCCCTTTCGCCAACTCGATAACATGTTATACGGAATCCGCCCTGCTGAACTGGTCACGCTGTGTGCAGGAAGTGGTCTTGGTAAGTCAACCATCCTCAGAGAGCTTGTAGTAGCCATGCTCAAGCAAGACAAGGACGGGTGCATGGGTCTTATGTTCCTAGAAGAAACTCCTGAGAGGACGTTACGCGGCCTTATAGGGCTAGAGATGAACAAGCCTATACACTTACCCGACTGCGACTACTCACCGGAGGAGGTTGACAGGGTGTACCACGCCACCAACTACGAGAACAGAGTATTCTTTTGGGATGCCTTTGGTAGTAACGAGATCGAACGTGTGCTTGGACGTATGCGGTACATGGTCAAGGGTCTAGGCTGTCAGTTCATTGTACTTGATCACCTATCTATACTGGTTTCCGACCAGCAGAACGGGGATGAACGCAAAGCAATCGACATGATCATGACCAAGCTACGTATGTTTGTTCAGGAGATGCGGATCACCCTGCTTTTAGTGTCGCACTTGAAGCGTCCAGATGGTAAGTCTTTGGAGGATGGTGCGGCTACAAGTCTCGGCATGCTACGGGGCAGCGCAGCTATCGCACAGCTATCCGATGCAGTGATAGGAGCAGAGCGAAACAGTCAGGCAGAGGACGAAGAAGAACGTAACACCACCAAGCTACGTGTACTCAAGAACAGGTTCAGCGGTAAGACAGGGCCAGCAGGCAGGCTAGTCTACAACGATGACACCGGACGATTAACAGAAGAGGAGAATGCACTATGAGATGCAAAGCTTGTAACATAGAACTGACAGACTACGAAGCCACGCTTCGCTGCTCTAACACAGACGAGTTCATCGACGTATGCAGCAGTTGCTTATCTGCTGGCGGTGATGTAAACTTTTCTGATCGCGCTGACCTCAGGACATTAGCAGACATACCAGAGTTCAGTAGTTTGTTTGACGAACTGGATGAATATTACAATGAGTAAAATAGAGAAGTTAATAGCTGAAGATGCTGCCATAGACAAAGCAGAGCACCGCCTGAGGGTTCGTAAGAGTAAGTTTGTAAAGAAGCTTAAGGAACACGAAGACGAAATAGCTATCGTGGACGGTGTGATCTATCAGGTATGTGGCAGTGGCGAGCCATTCATTGTACGGATAGGAGACATGCCATGAGCAAAATGGGACGATGGATTGTACAACAGGAGCAAGACAATGACATACGCAGTTGTAGACTTAGAGACAACACTGGACTGGAAGAAGATACATCTAGCGGGTGTGTATCTCCCGAACTCTGGGAAGAGTATTGCGTGTTACAACGCTACGCAACTAAAGGAAGCCTTGACAGGTATCTCTACAATGATTGGACACAACCTGATCGGCTTCGATCTGCGTAGGCTGGAAGAAGTTTGGGACTTCGTGTGGCAGGGTGACGTTGAAGATACCATGATCATGGGTAGACTACTCGACCCAGCCATTGAAGGTGGACATTCACTAAAGCAGTGGGCCATACGTGCAGGTGAGGAACTCAAGGGTGAGTTCAGCATTGAAGACTTCGACAGGGACATAACACCAGAGATGGTTGAGTATTGCCTGAAGGACTGTCGTGCAACGTGGCACGTACACCAGCACCTGACCAAGCAGCTAAAGAAGAAGGAGTTCAGCTATGCCTGTCAGGACTTGGAACATTCGGTGGCCTTTATGGTCAGTGATCAGATCGCTAACGGCTTCGCGTTTGATTTCCATCTAGGCTGTGACATATACACACAACATGAACAACGTATGCAGGAGATAGAGCATGAACTACAAGAGGTATTCCCACCCGTTGTGGAGCAGCGGTGGAGTGAGAAGACGGGCAAGCGTCTTAAGGATAAGGTCACGGTATTCAACCCCGGCAGTAGACAACAAGTTGCAGAGCGCCTTGAAAGCAAGGGTGCAGTATGGAAGGTCTTCACTGAGACAGGTAAGCCGAAGGTGGATGAGACAACCCTTAAGGAACTCATCCACATACCAGAGGCCAATCTTGTCCTTGAGTATCTGACACTCTCTAAGCGGATTGCAATGGTCAAGTCGTGGCTCGACTCAGTTTCTGGATCGCGCATACACGGGTACGTTAACACATGCGGTGCTGTTACTGGGCGCATGACACACAGCAAACCCAACATGGCACAGATACCGTCTGAGTCTACGTACAGGGAATGCTTCACAGTTGAGGAGGGTAACGTGTTAGTCGGTGCTGACGCTTCTAGTCTGGAGCTACGCTGCCTTGCACACTACATGAAAGATGAAGAATACATCAGAGAATTACTTGACGGAGATGTACACTCAGCAACGCAACAGGCTGCTGGACTTGCAACAAGAGCTGATGCAAAGCGTTTTACCTATGCTCTCTTGTATGGAGCAGGAGACACAAAGCTTGGATCTATCCTCGGAGGAAATGCTAAGACTGGCAAGCGAGCTAGAGATTCTTACCTACGAAACATGCCAGCTTTTGGGAGGCTGGTCAGAAAGGTTGAGTCACTTGCTTCAGAAGGAAGCCTACCCGGAATTGATGGACGACGGGTCTGGATCAGACACCAACATGCTGCACTGAACACACTGCTACAATCGTGTGGGGCAGTCATCATGAAACAGGCGTTAGTCATTGCAGGAAACAAACTCTGTAACGTGCCGCACAGATTCGTTGCGAACGTACACGATGAGTTTCAGGTAGAGACTAAGCCAGAACACGCAGAAGAAGTAGGGAGGATACTAGTTGAATCAATCATAGAAGCTGGAGAGCAACTTGAACTACGCTGTCCAATGGACGGTGAATACAAAATAGGTAAGACATGGGCAGAAACTCATTGACACCTATCAAAATACGTGTTATAATATTACGGTAGTTAACTAAAAAGGAAAGCATTATGGATAAGCCACAACCACTTACAATTAAAGGTACACTCTACTGGGTTGAGCGTAACAAGCTTAATAAGTTCAGTGACAAGTACCAGATAGTTCTTGGTAACCTGAGCGAGAAGGCTGTAGCTGCACTCGACGACATGGGTATCGCCGCTGCTAACAAGGGTGACGAAAAGGATTACTTCATTACGATGAAGAGTAAGAATCCTATGCGCGTCACAGATGATCAGGGTGTTGAGTACGACGCTGATGTTATGATCGCTAACGGCAGTGAGGCAGTCTGTGTTGTAGGCTACTACGACTGGTCAGTAGGTACAGGACGCAGCCCAAGCATGATCAAGTGCAAGGTCACGAAGATGATCGAGTACGTTGATGACACTATCGACGAGGCTGACGCACTGTGATTCACATTGATGGGGACATCGTAGCTTACCGCTGCGCGTACAAGTCACAGGAGGACAGAGAGGAGTACGCGGCGTATAGTGCTGGTGCTTATCTGTCTGACTTGATCAGCGACTTGTACATCCTCATCGAGGACGAGCCTGAGTACCGTGTATACCTCACGGGAAAGGGCAACTTCCGCGATAACATCGCAGTCACTGCTGGCTACAAAGCAAACAGGAAAGACAAAGAGAAACCTGAGCACCTTGCTGCTATTAGGCAGTACCTGATAGACGAGTGGGCCGCTGTCGTTAGCGTAGAGGAAGAGGCAGACGACTTGATCGCCATTGCTGCTACCGCCGACGACGACTCACTGATTGTCAGTATCGACAAGGACTTCGATCAGGTTCCGGGCAAGCACTTCAACCCTAACAAGCAGAGTTTCTATGACGTTAGCGAAGAAGATGCTGTACGTTTCTTGTACGAACAAATACTAACGGGTGACCGCGCAGATAACATCATCGGTATCAAGGGTGTAGGCCCAGTCAAGGCTAAGAAAGCACTGGCTGACTGCACAACTGAGCGTGAGATGTATGATGTGTGTGTCAAAATGTATGACGACGAAGAGCGTGTCATTGAGAACGCAAGGTTACTATACCTACGCCGTCAAGAAGGAGAGATCTGGAATGCGCCGAACGAGGGATAACGTTCCGAAAGGCTACGACTCGTGGCTTGAATGGGACTTAGCGCAGCAGCTTAAGGGATGTGAGTACCACCCTTGTGCCGTTGCATACGTACAACACAAACACTACCACCCTGACTTTACTTACAAGGCTAACGGTATAACATATTATATCGAAGCCAAAGGGAGATTCCGTGAGAAACCAGAGGCTCGTAAATACGTCGATGTCAAGAAGGCTCTCAAGCCAGAGGAGGAGTTGGTATTTGTCTTCCAAAACCCCAACAACAGAATGCCAGCAGCAACCAAGCGCAAGGACGGAAGCTACTACTGCATGTCAGACTGGGCAGAGCGTAACGGATTTGATTGGTACACTCCAAAGACTTTACCAAAGGAGTGGACGCAATGACTAGGCACATGATCATACCTGACACACAAGTAAAACCGGGAGAGAACTATGAGCATCTTCGATGGGCCGCTAGGTACGCTGTTGCTACTAAGCCTGACGTTATTATCCACCTTGGTGATCATTGGGATATGCCAAGTCTTTCCAGTTACGACGTAGGTAAGAAGTCCTTTGAGGGACGGCGCTACTCTGAGGATGTACAGGCAGGTAACACAGCTATGGCTGCGTTCATGGACATCATCAAGGCAGAGCAAAAACGATTGCGCAGTAACAAGAAGACAGTATGGAAGCCACGCCTAGTCTTTACGATGGGCAACCACGAGCAGCGCATCGAACGTGCAGTAGAGAATGATGCCAAGCTTGAAGGGCTGATGAGCTACGATGACTTGGCGCTGAAGGGCTGGGAAGTACATCCCTACCTCAAGCCTGTTGTCATTGACGGTGTAGCATACTGTCACTACTTCACCAGTGGTGTGATGGGCAGACCAGTTTCGTCAGCGAAGCTACTGTTACAGAAGAAGCACATGAGTTGTGTGATGGGACACGTTCAAGACAGAGACATTGCTTTTGACCGCGACGCATCAGGTAAACGTATGACTGCCCTGTTCGGTGGTATCTTTTACCAACACGATGAAGAGTACCTCAACCCACAAACTAACGGTAGCTGGGCTGGGCTATGGATGTTTAACGAAGTAGACAACGGTGCGTTTGACGAGATGCCTATCAGCATGACGTACCTACGGAGGCGGTATGGCAAGGACGTTTGATGAGATGCTTGAGCTTATAGCAGATCACATAGATGAGATAACACTGCTTGAAGTTCTAGAGATAAACTCTTATGATCTTGTCGATAAGTTTCAGGATAAGATACAGACTAACATAGATAAGTTTAACGGACTGGAGGAGGAAGTAGATGACAACTAAGAGCAACCGCAACACGCCCTTTGACGATGAGCCTGAGTATACCTTCGGCAAGTCAATTGATTCAGCGACACCTGCGGAGTGGAACACAGTAGCAGCTAAGTTGTACCACCCATCTGATGCTACCCCTGCTGGGTTTAAGCCTGACGAGTACACCATCAGTGAAGGCGGTGTCAAGACTTGGACTAAGGAGTCCTGTCCTGTTGAGAACCCAGCACACTACAACACAGGATCAATAGAGGCTATCGAAGGCATCGAAGCGTCTATGTCCCCTGAAGAGTTTAAAGGGTACTTGAAGGGTAACATGATGAAGTATGCGTGGCGTTACGACTACAAAGGTAACCCGGTAGAGGACTTACGTAAAGCTAAATGGTATCTTGAAAGGTTGATTGAGGCAAACTTATGAACAGATATGAGAAGGAACAAGCAATATACTACGGAGTACTCATTGTGCTGCTAGTGTTTAACGTAACTTGGCTAATGTCGGAGTTCTCATGAAGGTAGTGCAGGGTGAGTTCGGTAAAACCAAAGAGGCTATCAAGGCATCAGACTTGTTTCAGTCTCTGGCTGACGCAACAGACGAGATGGAAGACGGAGGCATAGACGTTAAGACAGCTATCGTTGTATTCAGTGACGACAAGGTGATGCAGGTTATCAGCAATGACGGCTATCCAGATTCAGCACACATGCTGTTAACGATGGGAGCACACTCAATTATGTTAGAGACTTTAGGGTACGGAGGAGAAGAATAGATGGATGCATATCAACAGTACATACACAAGTCACGGTACGCACGGTACATACCAGAGAAGCAACGCCGTGAGACATGGCAAGAAACCGTAGGCAGGTACGTAGACTACTGGGGTGACAAGCTACCAGAGGCTGACGCTAAGGAGGCGCGTAAGGCTATAGAGAATCTGGAGGTGATGCCTTCGATGAGGGCGTTGATGACAGCAGGTGACGCTCTTGATCGTGACAACGTTGCAGGGTTCAACTGTAGCTACATGCCAATTGACCACCCCAAAGCATTTGATGAAATGATGTATGTTCTAATGTGTGGCACAGGTGCAGGATTCTCAGTAGAACGTCAGTACATACAGAAGTTGCCAGAGGTAGCAGAGGACTTTCATGGAACCGACAGTATCATACACGTATCAGACTCAAAAATTGGTTGGGCAAAAGCATACAGGGAACTTATCGCTATGCTCTATAGTGGTCAAGTTCCAAAGTGGGACGTATCTGGAGTACGGCCTTCTGGTGCCCCCCTCAAAACATTCGGAGGTAGAGCATCTGGGCCAGAGCCTCTTGAAGATCTGTTCCGGTTCACCGTTGACATCTTTAGGGCCGCTGCTGGACGCAAGCTCAGTAGTGTCGAGTGCCACGATGTATGCTGTAAGATTGCACAGATCGTTGTCGTGGGAGGGGTACGAAGAAGTGCCCTTATCGGTCTGTCTAACCTTACAGATGACAGAATCCGA